CTCTTAAATTGCGTTGTTCGCGTTCTCTGTCGAGTGCAGTTAACTCTTGCACGCGATTAAAAATATCTCCTTCGATACTGGGATCAAACTGAGTGAACTCTTGAAACTGGCTCTCGGCAAGATCTCTGGATCTGTCGGCAATCCTTTGTTGTGCTGGACTAAGAAAAGATCTAAAAGTACCTGCACCTCCAACTTGTGGTTCAAACAAGGTAGTTCCGCCAGGAGTAAACGTAGTAGCAGGATTTGCACTTTTTTGGAATCTGGCTACAGCGTCGTCTATTTTATTACTCCCTAAAAATGATCCTATACCACCTAAGATCGGACTCAAGGGTAAATTACCTAGTGCTTGAAAAAAACTATTTGACATATCGTTTCACCTGTAGTTTAGCAGTTAACTCGGCGGATGTTCGCCGTTGTGCATTTTTTGAAGTAGCTGTACATCTCGTGTGTTTATTTCTACTTTAGCTATCAACTGTGCTATTTCTCTATTTTGATTTCTAAGTTCGTTGGGACTTAGAATCTGTGACAGTATAGAAAGCTGGTGTTCAATAACCTTACACGCTTGAGATAGCTCATCAGCTCTACCTGTTAACTGATCCAGATCTCTGCGTTGATCTCCTAAATCAGATAACAATCGTTGAACGTTACTTCTTACAACACCCCAACTACCAGCAATAGTGCAAAGTAACAGAGTTAGCTGAAGAACCTCATTAGCTCCTACATTCATTCTTAAAAGGGTATCTCATCAGCATCTTCTTCAGAAGATTCTGTATATTTATTTTCGTCAATGACGGGTTCACATTCGCACGTTTCACCACATTGACAGTTCTCTTTTCCGCATTTAGGACAAGTATTCATAACCATCAACTTTTTGGATACTCATCTTTTATAACTTTGATGCTAGCACGCCAAGCGTCGATATCGTGATATATAGCGTCTAACTGTTCACGTATTTCGGGATAGGCGTCTTTACGCTTACTGTAATATTGCATCTCATTTACCTTAGCGAGAATGTCTTCTTTTGAGATTACATCTGCCTGATTATCCCAAGTAATTCTGTCGGGATCATTATCAATAACAGAGCATCCGGCATTTGGATTAATAGCCCTAATAGCCTCAATAACTGATCCTGCTTCTAAATAACTCATGCGCCTATCTCCACGAGAAGGATTGTTGATTTAGCTGTTTCCCCGTCATCATTGCGCTGGATATTTATAGTTCCGGTTTGATCATGTCTAGCCATTTGCGTTTTGTATGTCAGTGCGCTTGTCGACGACGGGCTGTCTAGAACGGGTATGAAGTGATAGCTACGTTGATTATCATTATCTCCTATATCAATGTGATTAAAAATACTGGTTGATGCGCGTAGTATTTTTAATTGTCCCGTTGACCTAGAATTGTGGCTTACAGCCTGTGAAACCATAACAAGTACTTTACTACTGGTAGCAGAAGGTGTAATAGCAGCCGTCAAACCTGTATCGGAGAAGCTAGTACTGTTTACATCTACTTGAGTATCCGTCGTACCCGTAACAATTTGAAGAACCTTTCCACCTCCTGCGGCGGCGGATGCCCAAGTACTGCCATCAGAAGTCAGTACATTTCCAGAACTTCCGGGCGCTATTAGTTGAACATCAGAAGTACCGTTCCCTAACAGTACGGAGTTGGCTGTAAGGGACTTTGCTCCAGTACCCAATCCTCCCGCTCTTGTGTATGATATACAGCGCCAATCCGCTGAAGCGTACTCGTAGAATTCAGCTATATCCCCAGCAACAGTAGTAATATTTGCCGCGCTGGGCAGAATCAAATCGGTAGCGTGATGCGTTAGAATCAACGCTCCATCAAAATGTAGAACAACTCTAGATCCTATTCCCTTACTAGCTATTCCAGTTATAGTTGTAGTACCAGTAATATCAAAATACGTACCGTCTCCTAATGTAATACTACTGGCAGAAGAGATATCATCGCCTTTTGTAAGAACTATATTTTTAGAAAACGTCCACGTTCCAGAAATAGTTTCGTCTGTTGCATTTTCTGCTTTAGTGGCTATAGCTGTAGAGATTCTATCAAGCTCTGTATCTAAATCAGCACCTAAAATCTTCTTATTGGCATTACCAGCAGGAAGCCCATCTTTAGCAGAATAATCGTTTGCTTGTGTATAATCACCCATTATCTATTTACCCTCCCCGCTTTAGCTAAGATATCCATCTTCTGTATAGCAAAGGCATTACCGTCTATATCTACAGATAATCCAAAACTTACGTGTTGTCCTGTACGACTTGCAGATACGTTGTTCATACGAACAGCAAAATCCGATACTCCATACTCGTCTATACCGTATTGTGCAGTTCCCCATTCGGACGCATCAAAATCCGCAATAACGTATGAAGCAGACTCCGACGAGTCTTCAAAATCGACTTTCCACTTGACGGATACAGTAGTGTTGGCACCTCCTACAGTGGTCGTCTTTATAGTTTTAAATACCTTTAAATTTGTAGTACCAAAATCTGTCCAGCAAGATTCAAAATCGAACGTGTACGATGTGCCGTTGTCTTGATAACCGTCATATTTACCTATCGTTCCCTCGCCACCAAGATACAACAGTTCGTCGACAGGAGAGTAATATACAGAATTAATTGCTACCGAATCCCATCTAGTAACACGTAAAGACAAGTCCTCTAAGGGTTGCTTTGTATCGAACACCCAAGTTTCATCAACTGCGCCCGGAGTAACTAGTAAGTAAAACCCGTCCACGGGATCATGTGCAGATTTTATCTTTCCTTTGTCAGATACCAAGTTAACTGAAGTTCTCAAATCGAGTCTTATATTTTTAGATAACTCTGTAAGGGGCTGACTTTTCAACTCAATACTTCTAACAAGAGATCTAACACCGCTATCATCCAAGAATATCAGATCGTCTCCAACGTTTTGTACAGAATCTCGTGCTATACATCCTACACCTTCGATCATGTCACTAAGCGTAGGAGTAGTAGTTGGAGAGTGCATACCACTCCATATGAGAATAGAATGTCTGCCGAATACAACTAGCTGATTGTTAAACTCCGCTATGGCAACAATGAAGTCCATTCCATTAGGCCAATATATAGCTGTATCTATAGTGCCTCCACCTGTTGACCAATGCGTTTCATCTAATTGAGCACAGTACTTTATGTCCGTTTTGTTAGTGTCCGCTACAAATAATCTTCCGTAAACTGACGCTACACAGTTACCTTGTGGCACAGATCCAGAAGCTGCTGATATAGCTGCAAAGTTGCCAGTTCCTGTCCATACGATAGGACTTTCACTTTGCTGTACACCCACCACTTTGTTGTTGAAGTTTACAAACTGCCAGTTATTAGCACTTGGAGAAAGTGACCCTGTTATATCTGTTAATGAAGACGTACCGTGATGTATCTTTTTACTACTAGATACTGTTGCAGTAGAAATTATAAAGGACGTATCTTTGTCTTTTTCAAACTCAAATATCTGTTCTATATCAGGATTACCTGACAGTGCACTACTAGTCAGTTTGTTATATCCTTTTCTAGCAGCAAGACGTCCGTTGTTATCAAACACACAGTTGTTTGCAACAAGAGCACAATCTGGCTCAATGGTTATACTTTGCTCTTGTGTGAGCAGTCCCTTTAGACCGGGACTTTGTACAGTAGCTGAAGTTAACGGTGTAGGCATTATATCGGATGAAAGTTTATTTCTTCTGGTACAGATGCAGTATCCCAGGAGATTGCGTTATGTAATGCAGTGCGGTACATGGCATCTGCTTCTTGAAATAATTGCCCTCCATCCTCCCCTCTTTCCGAGACAGCTTTAGACCATGCACCTAGCACCACAGGATCATCAGGCACAGTCAATACTGTGCTTCCTGTACTAAAATCAGCCAGTGGATTTACAACGTAGAACTCTACGGTATCAGTTGCACTAGGTGTTGGAAACAACTCTATTTGCAACAGACCAGAGCTACTGTTGAAGCCCATAATCTTATACCAAGTAGGACTGCCGGTTTGAGCAGTGCCCAAATTGGTACGCCTTTGGAAACGCACATGCGCCAAAGGTCGTATGATGTAATCTTGCGTTGTGTTGTGAACTTCTAGTATTCGAGTCCTTCGAGTAGTACCTGCTATATCGTAAGTACTATCGTCGGCAGTTAAGGTTACGGCTATCTCAGTTCTGAGACTAGTCCAGTTCCAAGCGTCCTCAACTTCTCTTTTTGCGTCGTTTACGAATTTGCCGATTAGGTTGCTGTACGTCGTGTCGCCCACTGCTGACACTTCGCTCTCCCTCAACCGAATCAACACGTCGTTCACTAGACTCAGATATGTCGCCATGTTCTTCCTCTATAGGTTCTTCCCACTTACGTATACGTTGATGAAGCCTACCTTTTTTATCTCTCCATACGTAACGTTTTCGGAACGTTTGGGTAGGAACATCATTGTCAACTTCAGCCAAGTCTCCAGCTCTAATGCTAAAAAATTTTGGTTGACTTTTCATGTTGGTGATCTCCTATATACAAAAACCCTGTAATTTCTTACTTGCTAAAAATACAACGTCTCCGGGTTTTGCGTTAGTGTACTCTTCTAAATAGTTAACGTTACTATAAACCTCTTTCAATTTCTTGTGCCACCATTGTACAGGTTTAATAAGTCTGTGTGCATTTGTTCCATCTGACATAACGTGTTGTGCTTTTCTAGTAGATATAACAAATAGTACGTGTC